CCCAGACTGTACAACTTGGTATGGGTTCCTACAGGTAATGCGGGAATACAGGGTAGGTCAATAACGGGACCAACAGGTTCGGCGGGACTAAACGGTGCAATAGGACCAAGAGGAAATACAGGAGCAACAGGAGAGTGTATCTGTGATGTTTCGTCTTGGGGGGACTCGGAGTACAAGACAGTTTACCTTTCAAACGGTGGTAGATTGGATGGTGGAACGAATGCTGTATTCCCACTAAATCTGTCTCAAGATGAACTTCAACCGTCTTCATTTACATATTGGAATACCAACACAACAAAACAGTCTTCCTACAAAACCAATCAGCCGATAAACCTTTCTAGGGTTCTATACAACAATTGGGGTCAGAATATTTCTCTAAAGGCTAATTGTGATGGCGGTACATGTAAAGAAACTGAACCCTCTGTCTCCTACCTGAGCAGTTCTGCTGCTTCACAAAGTTTGGAAAAAGTAAAGGGTGTACAGGTGGTATTGGCTAGTGGTTCTTACACGATAGACAAGCCAATATACGCAGAAAATGGAAACTACCATGTCTGTGCGGGTCAGGGAAGTTACCTTGAAATTGACCCACTATCCTTGTCTGCATCTCACAATTTTAGCAACGGAAACATAGTCAATATTGAAATTTTCTCAAGCATAGACAACATTTCCATAGGAGACCACATAAGCCTAACACCAGAAACATTTGTCGGTGGTTTGAGTGGAATGACAGGACTAAACACAAACGAAGGTGTTCTGTCGTTGTGCGGAATCTATAATGTAACCGACATAGATTCAACTTTGGGCAAAGTAACTGCTCAAGGAATTGCTGCTAATGGTCTAACGGGAGCAACACTATTCCAAGGACTCATATCTGAAAATTACCTTGGATTCTATCGTGTATACAAGACTGTTCTATACCTGAATAACACTAATGGTTTTATAGTTGAGCCTTCTGCCACACTAACCTTGGGTAAGTTGGCAAATGGTTTGGGTCTGCCATTCTTGATTGGTATTACGGGGTCTTCAGCAACAGCAAATGCAGTAAGTGCTGTTATCTGCGATGGTGGAAAAGTCAATCTAGAAAATGGTATGGCGGTAATTGGTTCCCGAGTAAACGGCTCTGCGATTTATGCTAGTGGAGGCAGGGTTGTTGCAGATAGAACAATTTGCTCAAGAAACGGAACAGCGGTATATGCAGAAAATTCAATAGTAACACTAAAGTCTCCCGTAATCACACAAAACGCGGTAGGCATCTTCGCGGGCAAGAACGGTGTTGTTAATGTTGAGTCTTCAGGAACATCATTTGACTACAGCACCATAGCAAATAATCGTTCATCCGCAATTGTTGTTGGTGGTGAACTGGAAATCACAGACCCAAATTTCCGCATGTTGGTCGCGGATAACCAGCAAGGAATACTAGCATCAAACAGTTCTAGTATCATCATTTCACCTTCATTGACATCATCGTATTCGTCACAAATTGTAGGAAAATCGGGTACGGCTGGGGATTTATCAACAGACCCACAACCAATAGTGTTCGCGTTCAAAGACTCGTATTACCAAATCTTGGCAAACCGAGTGAATGGTTCAATATCTGTTACTGGCTCTCGCGGTTTTGTAACAAGCCTGACTGGAGATACCTTCACCTTCAATCAAAGTTCAGTACCCTATAGCAATCAGGACTTGAGTGTATAAAATGGCTACAGAATTCACAAGAACATCGGATGGGAATTTTGTCATAGATGGTGTGACAATTTATAGGTTAGCCTTCACTTCTCTTGAACCCGCTTACTCTGAAATTGAGGGATTAGAACACCTGAATTACAAAAAAGGGGGTCCTAGAAGGGTTGTGACTAAAGAAAAGCACTACACCATAGATGGTATATGGGATGATGGTGAAAGATATCTGAACCGATTGCAAGATTATGTCGTTGCTTCTACTAATCTTGCTGCGGAAACTGCACAAACCGAATCTGAAATACGAGAGTTGGTAGAGGCAGCAAACACTCCAAGAAACAAGAGAAAGGGGGAGTACCCCCCGATTGAAGATTTGGTGGTGGCTATGTGGGAAAACCTCATAGAAAAGAAGTCAAAGAAAGAATCTGGAGTTGAACTACTCCAAAAGTTAAGAAAGTCCATCAAGGCTAAATACCCAGTAGAGGAAAAAAATGCCAGCAGTAAGGACGAGGAAGAAACTAATTGACTACGCTCTTCGGGCGTTAGGTTCGCCTGTAATAGAGATAAATGTCGATGATGACCAAGTTGAGGATAGGGTCGATGACGCTATTCGCTTCTTCTCTGAGTACCACTTTGATGGTGTGGAGAGAGTCTATCTGAAGTATCAGTTACAAGAGCAGGATATACAGAACAAGTATATCACAATCCGTGCAGACAATCCCGGATTCGTTGACCCCGCCGAAACAACCTTTGACAACAAAGAAGACTCCACGGCAGCAGACATACTTTTGGAGGATTTGATTACAAGCGTAATCCGAATTTTCCATGTTACGGCGCAATCGGTGGGCATGTTTGATGTTCGCTATCAGTATGCACTAAATGACTTGTACACTTTCGGTACAATAGACCTAGTTCAATACGACCTAACTCAACAGTATTTGTCACTATTAAGGCAGTACCTATCTCCCGAGAAGATGGTCAACTTTAGCCGTGTCAAAAATCAACTGAGAATAGACATGGATTGGAAGTTTGTGCAACCGGGGCAATACTTCATCATAGAAGCGTATCGTATTCTAGACCCTCGCGTATACACAGAAATCTATGAAGACCGAATGCTCAAGCGTTATGTTACATCTCTAATCAAAAAGCAATGGGGCGTAAACTTGAGCAAGTATAATGGTATCAAGTTGCCGGGAGATATCACATTCAATGGCGAAAAAATCACATCCGAGGCTACGGCTGAGATTGACTCTATAGAAAAAGACATCATAGCCAAGTACGAGTTGCCCACAGACTTCATGATGGGATAATCCCGTGGCACTCAATCCATACTTCAATAAGTTCAAGAATCTACCTGAACAGAATCTCATAGAAGACCTCACAATTGAGGCTATCAAGATTCACGGTATGGAAATGTACTATCTACCTAGAGAGATGGTTCGTAAGGATGACTTTTTTGGTGATGTTCCTTACTCCCGTTTCTCTACTTTCAAGATGATAGAAATGTACATGGATACTACAACCGCCTTTGAAGGTGGTGATATGTTTACGAAGTTTGGTTTTGAAATCAGGGACAGCGTGAAGTTTACTGTTTCTAGGAAGCGGTTCAAGAGAGAAACTGGAATGGAGAGACCTATGGAAGGAGACTTATTGTTCCTTCCCTTGAACAATGGCTTGTTCGAAATCAAGTTTGTAGAGCATGAGAACCCCTTTTACCAACTAGGAAAGAGACTGACATTTCAATTGACATGTGAACTGTTCCAATACAGCGAGGAAAAGATGGAAACCGGCATACCGGAGATAGATGTGGTGGAAGAAGAAGCCGCATACAGCATCAACCTCACAACAGGAGCACCTAATGGAGCAGGCACTTTTGGAAAAGGCGATATCGTATACCAATTCGCAAACGGTTCCGCAACGGGTCCTGTGGCAAACGCGAATGCAACAGCCACCGTTCTATCCTATGACACGGCAGGCCCGAACATTCTTATACTTACTGATATCGTTGGTAGTTGGGGAATCACGGGTGGCACAGGTCAGGCACTCTATGTAAGTAAAAACGACGATAGTATTTACGCTAGAGTGCTTGGAATAGGAGATAAGTTCGGAACACTCATTGATAGCAACAATCAAGGAATACAAACAGAAGCCAACACTTTCTTGGATTTTACCGAGAAGCATCCGTTTGGAGACCCTGACTAATGTTAGAACACTTCTACCATCAAACCATCCGTAAAGTTGTAGTAGCGTTTGCATCGCTTTTCAACGACATCTACATTTCTCGTCTTGACGATAACGGAAATGAGATAGAGCGGACAAAGGTTCCTATTGCTTATGGGTCTCCCCAAAAATTCCTCTCTAGATTAGTCCGTATAGGTAACGATTTTGATTCAGCAAAGGTCAAGATAGAAAACTACATTCCTCGCATGGCGTTCGGCATTCAGTCATTTACATATGACCCATCAAGAAAACTGAACACGATGAATAGGACTTTGCTATACAAGGACAGAAACACGCTCAAGACGCGATACGAGAGGGTTCCATATAACTTGGACATGAACTTGGACATCATGGCAAAGAACACAGAAGATGCCTTGCAAATTATAGAGCAAATTCTGCCGTACTTTCAGCCAGAATATACAGTCACGATAAAGATGAATGACTTGGACCCCAAGGTAAATGTTCCAATCGTATTCAAGTCATGCACGATAGGTGATGACAATACATCGGGCAACTATGATTTGAGAAAGATGGTCTATATGACCCTCTCTTTTACAGCAAGAATCTACTTGTACGGACCAATCAAAGAACAGGGAGTCATCTTGGATACCTCTGTCAGTCTACGAGATTCAAACAAAGGCGGCTTGACCGCTGCAACAATCAATGTATTCCCAAACACAGGAATTACGGCAGGCTCGTATGTACCTGTAGGACCAACAGCACAGACACAGATAACAGAAAACACATAAGGAGTTTAGCATGACAGGTCATGAATCAAAGGTTGACAACAACCTAGACAGGGTGATATTGGGAGGACCGGCTATGAGAAGCACACCCGAGCCGATGATAGTACCCATCCCTGTAAAGCCGCCACCATCAGACAAAGACCACGACAAGGACTACAACGAGGTTCGCAACAATCTCAAGCGTGTAATAGTTCAGTCAGAGAGTGCGATTCAGGGCATCTTGCAGGTAGCCGAGGAAACGCAGAACGCCCGTGCGTATGAGGTTGCTGCACAGTTGATTCAAGCAACCTTGGAAGCCAACAACAAACTGATACATCTACACAAGCAGTTGAAGGAAATCAAGAAGGAAGAAGCGGTCAAGCAAACTAATGTAACAAACAACAGCATCTTCGTGGGCAACACCTCTGAACTATCCAAGTTCCTGAAGGCACGAAAGGAGTTGGAGAAGGCTGTCAATCCCGAGGATATCATAGATGCCGAGTAAACAGGGCATAGCATACCTTGGCAATCCCCTGCTCAAGGGGTTGGGTGTCAAGATTGAGTACTCCCCCGAGCAGATGGAGGAGTATGTCAAGGCATCCGAGGATTTGATTCACTTCACAACCAAGTACTTCTACATCAGAAGCCTTGACCAAGGTCCGATATTGTTTGACCTGTATGAGTTCCAAAAGAGGTTCCTAAAAGGCATTAGGGAAAACCGATTCAATATCTGCAAGTTCCCCCGTCAGACAGGCAAGACTTCCTGTGTTACTGCTGATGTTCTACACATGACGCAGTTCACTAGCGATTACAAGGTCGCTATCCTCGCCAACAAACAGAAGACGGCTACTGAAATCCTAGACCGTATCAAGTTGGCATATGAGCGTTTGCCTTTGTGGCTAAAGCAGGGTGTGGTTGAGTGGAACAAGACGAGCATCAAGTTTGAGAACGGTTCCAAGATTATAGCGTCGGCAACCTCTGCATCTGCTGTCCGTGGTGACTCATTCAACTATATCGTGCTTGACGAGTTTGCATTCGTTCCCAACAACATAGCCGACGAGTTCTTCGCATCAGTATACCCGACCATATCCTCAGGCAAGACTTCCAAGGTAGTCATCGTGTCAACGCCCAAGGGCATGAACATGTACTACAAACTGTGGAAGGATGCTATCGCAGGCAGGAACCCCTACAACGCTATCGAAGTGCATTGGTGGGAAGTACCCGGCAGAGATGATGCGTGGAAAGAGACTACCAAGAAGGCTTTGGGTTCAGAACGCCTGTGGCTTGCCGAATATGAGTGTGAGTTCTTGGGGTCAGAAGATACCCTCATCAAAACCACAAAGATATCCACCCTCACTTACGATACCCCCAAACTACAGACCAAGGATGGGCTAGAGATTTACGAAGAGCCAAAGGAAGGTCACATCTATACCCTTTCAGTAGATACCTGTAGAGCCGTGGGGCTTGACTACCATGCCTTCACGGTAATAGATGTCACCAACATGCCCTACAAGGTAGTTGCCAAGTTCCGTAACAACACCATGCCCGTAATGCTACTACCAAACCTTGTAGTGTCGGTGGCTAACCGCTACAACGAGGCACAGGTGATTGTTGAAATCAACGATACGGGTCAGCAGGTAGCCGACATCATCCATGACGAGTTGGAATACGAAAATATCATCAGCATCAGTATCAGGGGCAAGAAGGGTCAGAAGGCAGGTACATTCGGTTCAGGCAGAGTTCAGTACGGTGTGAAAATGTCGGCACAGGTCAAAAAGACGGGATGCCTAGTACTTAAGGAGATGGTAGAGGGCGATAAACTGCTTGTAAACGATTTTGACATCGTATCGGAGTTATCTACCTTCATCTCTAGCAAATCGTCCTACGAGGCTTCAGAGGGCTATAACGACGATTTAGTGTCAACCCTAGTTCTGTTTGCTTGGCTAACCACACAGCCCTATTTCAGAGACCTAGTGAACGCCGATATTCGTAAAAAACTCATGGAAGACAAGTTGAAACAGTTGGAAGAGGACTTGCTTCCTTTCGGTTTCTTAAGTACCGAGATTGACGATGACGGGTCTGCTGAACTAGCCCGAGAACCGCAACAAAAGAGAAACCTAAATCATAATGGATGGCTTTCGGATGTTACATCGCAACAGTACAAAGGCCCTTACGGTCTTTGAGGGAAATAGACCATTTCCTAAATATCGTCTGAATCATCAAGCATCCTTCAAGGAGATAGATAGATGGCATTTCAAATCAGCCCCGGCGTAAATGTTTCAGAAAGAGACCTCACTACAATCGTTCCCTCTGTCGCAACAACATCGGCAGGTATGGCAGGATTGTTTGAATGGGGTCCAGTAGACCAACCCGTACTCATCAGCAGCGTTCAGGAATTGGGTGCTCTTTACGGAATGCCTTCCGATGCCAACTATGAGTGGTGGTTCACCGCATACAACTTCCTTGGCTACGGCAACAACCTAAAGGTCGTTCGCCATGTTGATGCAAATACGGCAAAAAACTCAACAGCGGGTACTTTGACAGGAACTTTGATTAGAAATGTTGAAGAGGCTCAAAGCACAATCCCAACAGAAGGCACGGGCGTTATAGTTGCTCGTTATCCGGGTTCACTAGGCAATTCATTAAGAGTGGAAATGTGTGGTGGTCTATCGGCTCCTGCTGCTGCAACCAACTTTGGTGGTTGGGCGTATAAGTCATTCTTCGGAAGTAAACCAACACAAACTGACTATGCTTTCCGTTCAGGTCTAACAACGCAAGATGCATTCCACATGGTTGTTATTGACGAAGATGGTCTTTTCAGCGGTGCTACAGGAACAGTTCTTGAGCGTTACGAAGCCCTATCAACAATCTCGGGTGCAGTAAACGCTGATGGAACTCCTTCATACTTCAAGAGCAAGATTAACAGCGATTCTCGTTATATCTCTTGCTTGGGAATAACTGGTTACGAGTACATAGTTCAAAGTTATGCAACTAGCGGAAGTATCGTAAGCGGTGGAGATACCTCAACATGGGGTACATCAGTAGCATCATACACGAATGGTACTGGAGAATTCTCTGGCGTAAATTCAATCTTGGGAACCACAGGAAGTGGTTATGAACAGTTCAAGGATGCAGACCAAATTGATGTTGC